GAAAAAAGCCCCACCCGAAAGTGGAGCCTTTTTGATGCAGACCTATCTGCTCTCTAGTTATAGAGTAGAAGTGTCTAAAGGTGTGTTAACTGTTAACTGAACGGCAGGAATTAGATCAATGTCATAAGTCGCTGTCCAGTTATCCTTGTTGCCAAGAACACTATTTGTTGGGTTGTCAGCAGCGTTACCCCACTTAGTACCCATGATGTGATACGCAGTATGGTAATCAACTGATAGAACATCCTGCTTAGAAAGAATGTTGCGATCAGCTTCAATCCTTAGATCTTGCTGAACACCTTCAAGGATTGTTCCAGACTTAACCAAGTAGCAGTAATACTCTTTGATGTGACCAGAAGAACCAGGTTGAACAGCGTTCACCTGAGAATCCATGATTACATTCAAGCCAGCGAAAGTACCGATGCTCTTAGCATCAACACCTGTTCCACCACCACCCCATGTAACTGCTCCACCAGAAGTTAGTGAAGAAGTAGAGAATGTTAGAAGACCAACTTGATAAAGGTAGAAACCAACGTTAGGGTGAACAATCAGAGTGTCCAACTCATCGCCACGCTCTCCAAGGAGTGCGCGAGCTTTGGCTACGTTGGAAGCTGAAAGATAGTTAGCTTCAGCAGCACCAGAAGAAGCAGCAACTGCATAGTCACCAGCATTAGCTAAAAGCGCTGTACCGAAAAGACCGTGTAGCTGATAGAAAAGTCTTTGGCTGTTTAGCTTGTTGATTGCATCAGCTAGTTGGTTACGGATGTGACCCATTGGATCTTCACCCGCTGCCAAAACTGCAACGTCATCAACTGCATAAGCAAAACCTCTATGACAGATAGAAGCAATCTGTGTTGCTGTACCGATCTTTTGAGGAGTTAAATAACCAGCAGTAGATGTTCCCCAGTTAGAAGCACCTGTCATCACCTCTTCAGTAGGTGCAACTGGATTGAACTCAGGAACTTGTATGCGTGTACCACCTTCCTTTGCATCAAGGAAAGAGCTACGAACTACAGCACCACTCTTTACGAATAGACTGCGCTCTTTTATTGCCTCACCTACATAGCGAGACAAATTATTTCTTTTTACGATGTCCGCAAGTAGGACACCGCCAGAATAATTCTGAAACGGGGCTGCCATTTCAATTTAGGGGCATTATTTAACGAGGTCCAAGTCACAGACTCGGTTGTTAATTCACAGAATTAACTAGGTTGAGCTTCCCTTTTCAGCACTGCTGCAAGTTCAGGCTCGGTTGATTCTAGGGCCATCTGCCTAGTTATGTTAATACTACCCTCTTTCCAAGGATTAGACATGCCTGGAGAGACATTTGAGGTAGGTGTTGGTTTTGCGCCCATTCCAGCAGCCGAACTAGCTTTGAAATGATGCTCCCAACCAGAACCAGGATTTCGTAAGTTATTTATATAAGTGTTGAGGTCTTGTTCAACCCCTCCATTTAAAACAACGACATTACCTTCGTTATTTTTCTTTAATCTATCCTGCAATAAAGAGAGTGTCTGCTCTGCATTAATAGCACCTAAATTGCTAATAGCGGCTAAAGCAGCACTCTTAGTATTTGCAGCCTCATTAGAGGCTTTTAAGTTTTCTAACTCTTGATTTAGAGTTAGTATTTGTTGCTCTTTTTCTTGGGCCGTTTTGTTGGCCTCTTCCCAGAGGTCTTTCCATTGCCCTTGGTCTTCGAGCTTTTGCTTCCTTTCTGCATCGGCTTTTTTGTAGACATCATCTAATTTAGTTTTGATGCCTTTAAATTTTTCCTCTCCTTCTTGGAGTTGAGTTTTTAATGCTGAAATTTGTTGCTCATAATCCGCCTTAACATTGTCAAGACTAGGAGCTTGAGGAACAGGAGTCTCAGCCACGGGCTGTTCAGCAGGAGTCACGGACTCAGGCTGGATGACTTTTTCTTCAACCATAATTAAGCGTCAGCTTTTGGTGTTGTAGTTGTTTTTGGAGCTTTAGGAGCAGCAGGTTTAGCAGCAGATTTTGGTGCAGCAGCTTTCTTAGGAGCAAAAGCAGCTTCTAATTCTTCTGCTGTTGTTCCTGAATCCAGATTGCCTGAAGACATAGAAAAATTAGTATCTGTTCAATATTCTAATGTATTAATCTTTTTCAGTCTCTGAAGCGTTCGGTAATACCTCTCCCTGTACCAATATTTGCCTAAATTCATCTCTATCTATCACTTGTTGCTCAAATAGTGAAGTTAAAGCTGTTACATCTTGTCCAATCAGTCTCTCAATATCAAAATCACGACTAATTTTGATTTCTGGAGGTTCTAACCCTACATAAGCCGCAGATAAATTAAACGCTTTTTGTAATTTCTGTTCTAATTCGAGCGAAACCATCGAGAGCATGGAATTAGTATCCACTCTGTCGAGTCTTCTTGCATCTGCCGATTCAGCAACAAATTTTTGCTGCGAAAGCGTACTAATGCCGAGCGTAGCCATTTGAAGTTGTAATTCCTGTATTTCTGCCGCTTGTGCTTCAAATGCGCTTGATGCTGGTTCAACGTAATAAACTTTGTTACCTGGCTGGGTCGCCATTGCGTAGTTGACGCTGATTGCCATGTCTTTCGTTTGGTCATCCCATCCCTCTAAAACGAGCATTGGTTGTGACGCTACATGCAAACTATGTATTAAGTCAGCTTGTCTTTGGAAATGTGCAAGATTTAAGTAAGCAATGTCTAATAAAGGTGGCTTACTTGTTAAAGTATCTGTCTTCCCTGCATAAATAGTAGTTAAAGGTATTTCGCCTAAAGAATATTCACCAGTCTCGACTAAATCATAGTCATTGTTGTTAGCTGGACCGTCAAAGCTTCCTGCATAAGTATCATCATTTGTTGTATATAATGCTCTTTCAGCCTCTTTTTTACGATAAATTCTATATTTTCCAGGCTCTATAACTCTAACCTGATCGTAAACTCTTTCACCAAACTCTCCCGTTGGTACGACTGCTTTTTCGGCTATTCTTATTTGCACTAACTTCCCATAATTAGACTCCCTATCTAATCTCCAGCCATAAATATTTGTAGGATCGACTTCAATCCAGTAAGGTCTACGGCCTAGAGATCTTTCTTCCGCTAAACTTAAAGCACCAGCAGGTGCAGGATAGTCAACAAGCACATGACTTTGACCATAAGTTAACGAACAAAGTATTAATCTACGTGCATATTCGTCTAAATCTGAACCACAACCATCAACATCTTTTATAAACTCTTCTGTCCAATATGGATCACCAGTTATGCTAATCGGTTTCCTTAAAATTAGACCAGTGGCAGCCCTTACTAATCTTTGAGTGTAAGGAGAGAAAACTGCTCGGTTTACCCTTGATTGATAAGCGACGTAATCTTCTCTTGGTTCTAAAGGGAGGAAAGCTTCTGAATTATCTCGTAAATATTCAGTCCCTAACGTAACTGCCTTCATAATTTCCCAGCCCTTCACCATATCCAATACAGCACGAGTACGTGTGAAAGGACTATCAGTTCCACCAACTGAAGTAGAACTGACTATATTTGTGCGAATTGGGCCAGGGACGGCATAAGTCACGGAGATTACCCTCTTATTGTGTTACCTCCTTAAATGTCTACAGCAGTTAAGGCACCACTCATTTGGAAGCTAACGGATACAGTTTGAAGATCACCAACAGATGTTCCAAACTCTGCGCCTGTAACAATTCCTTTGAATTGCAACTTTTTATTCCCAGAAGTGTCTAAATACAACTCAAACATTGCATCAGCAGGATCTTCTGTTGTTACAACATCTTTAATAAATTCTTGTGTTTCATCACCAGAAGATGCGGTATAAAGTAAATCGACAGAACCACTTCCATCAATAAAACTACCTACATAACTACGTGAAGTAGCTCCATGTGCTGTGCAATCAAGCACATCTTTACTTAAAGAAAAGCTCCAACCAGTTGTTGATGCAACTGTAGCGACGGTTCCAGTTGCGTTCTTAAACTTAACGGAGCCTTCTTCACCACGATAGAAAGCCATGATTAAAAATCAAAAAGAAAGGTATGTTAATAGTTTAACTTGTACTGCCTGATTTTACAGGCTTTTGTGGTTGAGTTTTGCCTTTTTTATCTAAATATTGTTGACATCTGAAATCCCAAAGCCCAGGACTACGCTTCCCTTTAACTTTTTCGATTACATCAAGCATTTCTTCTGTGATTTCCATAAACTTTAAAGTAATTAGTAAATCCTGTATGTAGTCCC